ATCGTCCTCATCATCCCAGTCATCGTCCTCGTCTTCTACAGGTGCCGGTTTTGTGGCTTTCTTTGCCGGTTTTTCTTCCGGTTCATCGTCCTCATCGTCCTCATCGTCATCCTCTTCCGGTTCCGGTTTTGCGGCTTTCTTTGCTGGTGCTTTCTTTGCCGGTTTTTCTTCGTCCTCATCGTCATCCTCGGCTCCTGTAAGCAAAGCAACCAGATCCTCATAAGACTTAACCCGGAAACATTCGTCCAGATTAACAACCTTCTCCAGAATAGATTCCGGATAAGTACGACGTGGGCGACGGAAATCCAGACGTGTAGTCACGAAATACTTCGAACCAGAGAATGAATCTTCGCTAACACGGAACCGAATAGTGCTACCGCCGTCTAATTCGGCAAAAGCACAGTCGTCCATATCATCGGTTTCGTCCAACTCTTGTTCAAGTTTTTGTGCAAACTTAAAACTGGACCAGTCAAATATCTTGACGGTCGTTTTCTTGTCTGTCGGATCCGTGTAATTAAACAAGCACATTTCACGAGCTTTCAACCCGTTAATGAGTTCCTTGTTGGCTTCGTAATCCTTACGCAGACGCTCTACCTCTTCGCAAATAGGGCATCGCTTACCTACAGACTTCGGACACACAACCGGCTTCCGGTCTATAAAATGAATCCAGTAAGGCCTGCGGTACCATAACTCGCCCGGTTCGATACCATCGGGATGATGCTTGCTGGTCACTTCATATGGAAGTATGTCCATTTCCATACTGCACTTTTCTTCTGGATACCAGATCTCTATGTCGGCTGGTAGATCCAGTAGGCGCGTACCTTTACGTGCCTCTTTTGCGTGTTTCTTTACAAGATCACGCATCGTCCTTCGTTTTGCTGCTCTGTCTTTCGGTTTCGGCATCTTTTTTTCTCCTATACTCGTTTATGCCTTCTTGTATCCCAGCACTCAATGCGAATGCACACATCTTCAGAAAAAGCGGTATCATAATGTAACCTACTACAAGTATGATAACCGCCAGTACAAACTTATCCAGTAGACTCATTTTTTGTCCTCTTAAGACCTCTTCCGAGTCTTTCTTTTCGTTTAAGTGAAGGTTCTTCTTGTGGTTGACTATAATAACCCTGGTTCTGTAAGAAGCAAAGATTTTCTAAGGCCTTGCGTCGTTGCTCTAATGCAATGACTAATTTAGACAAAGACTCTGCTTCTGTTCTGGCTTTAATGAGTTTCTTCTGCGCTTTAATGTAATCCTCATTAATGGCCACTTGTTGGTTTATTGCGGACTCTGTTACTTTGTCTATTCCGTATTCTTTAGGATCTTTTCGTATACCAACCAGCAGTGTGTTTTGTACTATGTCTGCTCGCAGTCTGCACATATCAGCCACTTCTCTTGCTTCTACGGCTTTTTGCGCCCAGTACATAAAAAGCCCTGGTTGATTAAGCCACTCTTTATCTAAAGATAATGGATCTATTTTTAGAATATCTTCGTACATTTTATTACCTCTTACTGTATTATACTAATCAGGTCCTAGAATCAGAACTATTCAGCCAAAAGAGCTTCATAACAACATGCTACTAATCTGGCTTTTCCGGCATCATAAAATGTATTTACCAGAAACGGTTCCATTATTAGATATGCTTTCTGATCTCCGTTTAAGAGACAAGCAGAGCAATATCCTAGGACCGCCTGACGAATAGATTCCGGATCGGCTTCAATGGATTTAATCAATTCTCTGATTTCATTCCAGGGTCGTTTGCGCATAAGAGCCCTGCACAAATCTATCACTTGTTTTTCTTCTTGATCTGCAGACGTGATATCTACATTAGGGTCGTCCAGTTTTATAATCTGCTCTAATATAGAAAGAGCGTGTCTCGGAGAACCAACAGACTTTTCAATTATAGCCTGCATCGTAGCCTTCTCTAACTCAACTTTTTCGCGTTTACATGTGCGTAAAATAAGTCTACTCATATCTGCATCGTTTAATATGTTGAATGAAAAAGGAGTACATCTTGTTTTAATAGTCTGGATCAGTTTCTCCGGATTTGTAGTAGCCAGTATCATGTATACATGCTCCGGCGGTTCTTCCAATGCTTTAAGCAGAGCGTTTTGAGCATCGTTTGTGAGTTTATGACACTCATCTAAAAGAAACACTCTGCAAGAGGACTCCATAGGAAGAAAATTTATACGACTGCGAAGTTCGCGTATAGTGTCTATACCACGGAAATCGGCAGTATCCATTTCTGAATAATCACCACCTGCACATCCTAACTCCGATGCTATGATTCTAGCGACGGTAGTTTTTCCGCAGCCAGACGGTCCTGTTAAAAGAATGCTGTGTGATCGTTTTTTGTTACCTAACCACGACTGGACCTTTTTTAAGGTCGCTACGTTTCCTAGTACCTGACCTAATTCTTTAGGCCTGTGTCTTACATATAAGCTCATACACCGACTCCTTTCTTTGTAAACCATGATTTATCTACATCTGTAGCCTCGACTTCTACATCCAGCGGAAGTATTATCCAGTCCCAAGCCTCTCTTATCCTCTCTGTAGAGATCTCTCTAAAGAGTGCTACATAGTCCTCGAACTCGTCCTCAGGCACGTCTCCTAAAGCAGAGTCGTGAATCTGTCCTATCAGTACAGACTTCATCTTGTTCTTTTTAAGTGCTTTTGTCATCTCAATAAAGGACCAGAGTAAACAATGAAAAGCAGAGCCTTGTACTGGATAATTGATTGCTTCATTCCGCTTCATTTTACCTCTGCATATAAATCCTGTTTTGGTTAAAAAATAACCTTTTTTCAGGTAAGCATCCCACCAGTCTTTTTTCCATTGTGTATATACAGGAAACCGAAGATTCCAGAATGAATTCTCTACAGCCTGTATATGTTCTTCAAATGCATCATAAACAGACGATTTCACTATCAATTTTTCTTTAAGATGCTTTTTTAACGGAACACCGTCTACTTCTAATTTGAGTTCGTCAATAGCATTCCATAAATCAGGTGCTATCTGCTTGTAATAGCTTCCATAAAATGCAGGAAACACAAATTTATTTTTGGCCGCATACCTGGCGAGTTTAGGCACCTTGTCTTTAGGAATCATATAACATTCAGAAGCCATAGCAGAATGCATGTCATAACCTGTTTCCAGGTATTCTATCATAGTAGGATCTTGATGGTAGCAGGCCGCAATCCGGACTTCAATTCCACTGTAGTCTTTCTCTACAATACGATTACCTTTTCTAGGTATGAATGCTTTTCGTATTAATTCTGCTACCCAGGGATCACGTATAGGAATGTTCTGGAAATTCGGATTACTGCATGATGAACGAAACGTCTGCGCCGTGTGCAGGTTAAAATCAGGATGCAGGTAACCGTTTATGCAGGACTTTAAGATACCTTCTAGGTACGTGCTTCTGGCTTTATTCAACTTTCTATGCATGAGTATGTCTGATACAAGCGGAACATTCACCTTAGATAAATGCATTTTATCTAGCGAGCCTGTCATCGTAATGTCGTAGATATCTTTTAGAACTTCTCTGAGCTGATCGGCAGATCCTAATTTTAGACTTGCTCCGTATGTATGTTTCCAATACTTGCCTGCTTTTGTACTTAAGATCTTCTTCTCCAGTTCATGCTCTTGCTTTTCTAGATCCTTGATAGCCTGTTTGCAGTATCCTACATCTATCCGGATTCCGTTTCTTTCGGCTTCTGCTAATGCCAGAGCACCGTTGTGCAATAACTTATATGCAGATCTGGTAACTGGATTCATACAAACGCCTTTCTCTGTAGCATAGCAAGTTTATACTCAAAAACGGCGTCCAGCGCATTGTATGTGAGTAGATCCGTTTCATTCATTTCATGGATAGTATTCAACTGTTTTAATGAACTACTATGCAAATACCTGTCAGCAGTTTCTGCATAATCAGGAACACCAAAATGAACAAATACCTGTTTCTTCAAACCACTATATAGTGAACGGTTATCCTCTACATGAGCAAAAAGCATCGTATCATGAACCCAGTTCTTAACAGGAACGCCTAGTTTTGTTCGAGTCCATATATCTTCAAATTTCATATTTGATGCTATCTTGCCTATCTCTCTCATACCAAAGAGCTTGCATAAATATGGACGCAAAGAATCATCAAAAGGCATAGCCACACCTGTTTTTGAATCTGTTGCTATTCCTATAGAATAGATTCTGGACTTATTCAATTGTGGCTTTAGGCAGTTAGTCTCATAGTCAAATGCCAGATACTTCGGTTTTGTGCCCAGTATTAATTTCAGATAACGTATCCTGTCATCACCAAAAAGTAAATCTGTATTAGGTAATACACCTGTATCTGCAGGAATCTTCTTATTGGATAACTTGATAGCTTTCTTTAACTGCCTTTTCCATTCTATTTCTTTTGAGATATCTTTATACTGATCTGATTTAACGGCAAGCTCGGCTGGATTATAAACAGGAACAAGCCATGCATTTAGATTCTTGTCCGGTATAGACAAGCCTACCCAGGCAGAGAACTCCCCTCTATCGCGCTTCCATTGCTTCCCTATAACACTTATAAGGGGCAAATTTCCGCATAAGATGATTACATTTGGTTTAGAGTTTCTGATTTCTGTCCAGACATTAGACCGGCACAAGTCTATTGTCTTCTCTGTTAGCTCGCTACCGTTTCTAGTTCTGCAACAAGCGGCAAACATCACACGACAGTCTTCCCAGATGTTTATACCCTCTTCATGAAGAGCTTCTTCCAGAAGTTTATATTCGTCCCCAACATCTATCTTACCTTTCTTGTCTTGAAGACTTGTAGGAGAGTCTAGAAGGACTAGGATTTTTTTCTCCATGTATCCCTGCGGTGCTATCTTAGGGCTCTTACAGTACCGCCATAAGCGGCACATGTAACAACCCGCACCTCCAGTATCCAATTGTTCTTCATTAAAGAGCGGCATGTTAACTCCTGCTCATAATTGCAGACACGCACCATAAGGTCTCATTCTGAATCTGCAAAGATTCTGCACATAGTGAAAAGTCAACACCTTTTGTCAATATCTCTCCGAAAAATGAAGGACGTAAACAGAATGATACACCCTCTAAGGACTTGTCATATTCTGCATCTACACGCTCTTTGTTAGAGCCTACAATCGCTTTGGCAGTCAGCAGGGCTTTACCTTCTTTCAAAGTAACATATATTTTCTTGTTGTCATCAAAACGTTCACCCTCTGTGAAAACAGAACATCTGTCTACAGCGTCTCGAGTTTCTTCAGAGAACGAAACCCGTTTTCCTTTTTTCAGGTCTTGTTCCATTCTTGTAACATCTGGATAAGCACCAGATAGTAGAGAGCAAGCACCTATTAATGTAGGCCGTTGCTTAAAATACATGATGTTGTCATCAATGAAAAACTTATCCGGATCCAGTAGTTTAATAAATGGAACCGAAGGTCCTGGTATCAGGACTTCTTTCTCTTGCAGAAATGTTTCCTTGCCCAGTTTCT